AAAGTATTAAGAATAAAGACCAAATTAGATTATTCATTAATGCTGAATGTTCATATACTTGTCCAAAGAAGGTTTGTTATGGAACAATATCACAAATTAATAAAGAAACAAGAGATCCAGACAAGATGATGTGTAGTCATTATGATTTAAAAATGCCACGAACCTTTTATGATGATTCGGTAGATTGGAATAATTTTTATTTTGATAAAGATAAATTTGATAAGATGGGATTTTCAAATTATAAACTAGTACCTTCTTGGGAAGGACAACAACGAACACGGATTATGTATGAAAGGAATAAAATAGTTTGACACAAACATTAATAAATTTGTTGGGCAAACGACACTAAAGCCAGGTTCGGAGGGACGGACTCCTAATTCCTGAATGTGAATACGTGCTCCACCTAGATGAAGTTAAAGCGCCTCTCCAAAAAGACTCATAGTACGTGCAGAGGGTTGAGGTTAGGATAGTCTAGGCCCTACCCAACATTTATAATAATTTTATAATAGGAAACTGAATGAAAATTTCAATTGATATTAAAGAACTAAGAGAAAAGAAAATATTTGTAGGTACTCCCATGTATGGCGGTCAATGTCATGGAATGTACACTAAAGCATGTTGTGATTTAGCAACTACCGCCACAAAATATGGAATGGACATAAAGTTCTTTTATCTTTTTAATGAAAGTTTAATTACAAGAGCAAGAAATTATTTGGTAGATGAATTTTTGCGTTCCCCATATACCCACCTGATGTTCATCGATTCGGACATCAATTTTAATCCTCAAGATGTATTAGCACTTGCTTCTATGGTTAGTGAAGATAAACCCATTATTGGTGGGCCTTATCCTAAAAAATGTATTGCTTGGGAAAAAGTTAGAAATGCAGTTGATGCAGGAATAGCAGATGAAGACCCCAATATACTAGAAAAATTTACAGGTGATTTTGTATTTAATCCAACAGCTGGTACAACTCAAATTAAAATTGATGAACCAACCGAAGTATTAGAAGTGGGTACAGGTTTTGTTATGATTGCCCGCGAAGTCTTTGAAAAATTCAGAGAAGAGTATCCCCAATTTTCTTACAAACCAGATCATAATCGTTCAGAACATTTTGATGGCAAACGATATATTCATGCCTTTTTTGATACAGTAATTGATAATGAATTATATGCAGGAAAAGGTGCAAGTGGTTCAGATCGTTATTTGTCTGAAGATTATATGTTTTGTCAATTCGCAAGAAAGATAGGATTTTCAACTTGGTTGTGCCCCTGGATGGAAGTGAACCATGTTGGTACTTATGTTTTCAATGGTACATTAAAAGATTTAGGTAAATTGGAATATGCCTCTCATGGAGTAGATATAGAAGAAAGACCATTGAAAGAGCAACGAAAACAATCAAGACAAGAACGAAGAGCAGCAGAACGAGAAGAGAAAAAGAAAGGAAAGAAAGTAAAACTCACTACACCCACAAAATAACTTGACAAATCAACAATACATGATATAATAAGATATACAATTAATACTAATCATACAAGGAATACGATGAAATTAACAGCAGAAACAACCGCGATACTCAAAAATTACGCAACAATAAATCAAAACATACAATTCAAAGAGGGTAATACCTTATCAACAATTTCCCCCCAAAAAAATATCTTAACTAGTGCAGAAATTAGTGAAGATATTCCAAGCACATTTGCCATTTATGATCTTAACAAATTGTTAGGAGCACTCAGTCTTTTTGAAAAGGCTCCCGAATTAAATGTTGGAGAAAATAAATTAAATATTCGTAGTAACGAATATGAACTAGATTATGTTTATGGAGATCCGGCCATGTTGGTCTTACCTCCAGAGAAAAAACTTGATTTTCCTGAACCGGAAATCAACTTCAAAATGTCGAAGGACGCATATGATTCTTGTCTGAAAGCAGCACAAGTATTATCGTTACCAGAATTAGTTGTACATGGTGATGGAAGTAAAATATTTTTGGTAGCAACTGATACTAATAATAATTCTTCTGATGAATTTCGAAGAGAAGTTGGAACTACTGAATCTGATTTTCAAATGGTTTTCAAAATTGAAAACATGAAACTTTTAAGTGGTGGATACCAAGTTGGAATTTCTTCCAAAGGTATCGCGCATTTCGCGCATGAACATTCCAAATTGCAATATTGGATTGCAACGGAACAAAATTCAAATTATAATGGTTAAAATGGCAAAGAAAAAAACATTTTCAATTAGTGCTAAAGCTCAAAAACAATTAGAAGTACTCCTGGCAGAAAATTTTCCAGGACGAAAGGTTCAAGCAGGTAGGCATATTTCAAATAATATTCTCAAGGGTGGTGATCATCTCATTGAAATGATCCGTGAAGGATACGCAGATCAGGCGGAAAAAGAACGCAAAGCCGGAATAGGTTACAGAGCAACCCACAAAGCAAAAAAAGACCTTGAAAATCGAAAGGGTCAGTTGAGTCTAGCTCCAAAAGAAGTGCTTGAGGAAATAATAGCTATTGCTAAGCAAGCATTAGGAGACAAAAAACAAACTGAAATTCTAAAATTTTTATAGATTAATAATGGAAAATTTTTTATGGGTAGAAGAGTTCCGCCCAAAGAAAGTGGCGGACTGCGTTCTATTAGAACCAACCAAAGAAGTCTTTCAAGGTTTTGTTGATGATGGTAAAATTCCTAATTTACTTTTGTCAGGCGGAGCGGGTGTAGGTAAAACTACAATAGCTCGTGCTATGTGTGATGAAATAGGTTTGGATTATTTAATGATAAATGGTTCAAATGAGGGAAGGAATATAGATACTGTTAGAACACTTCTTCAGCAATATTGTAGTTCAGTCTCTATGACTGGCGGAAGAAAAGTTGTCATAGTCGATGAAGCAGATTACATGAATGCTGAATCGGTTCAACCAGCACTAAGGGGGTTCATTGAAAAATTTAGCGCCAATGTTAGTTTTATCTTTACTTGTAATTTTCGTAATCGGATCATTGATCCTATCCATTCACGTTGCTCTGTAATAGAATTTGTAATTCCAAGAGCGGAGAAACCGAAACTTGGTCAAGAATGTTTAGTAAGAGTCAAAGAAATTTTGACAGAGAAGGGAATCAAATTTGATGAAAAAGTTCTTGTTGAATTAGTTTTGAAACACTTTCCAGATATGAGGAGAGTTATAAACGAACTTCAAAGATACGCCGCAGGTGGAATTATTGATGCTGGTATCTTGGCACAGATTGGTGAAATCAATCTTCTTGAATTGATGAAGGCATTAAAAGAAAAACATTTTTCTGAAGTACGTAAATGGGTTACACAAAATGCCGATAATGATCCAGTAAGAATTTTTCGAAAGATTTATGATGGAATACATGAACATCTCAAGGATACTTCAATCCCCCAAGCTGTTCTTATTATTGCGGAATATCAATACAAGTCTGCTTTTGTTGCAGACCAAGAAATCAACCTAGTCGCCTGTCTCACAGAGATGATGGTAGATTGTGAATTCAAATAATGTATCTAACAAAAAAGATAGCAAAAAAAACCTACATAGGCAAAATCTGTAAACATTGTGGAAGTAGGAAAAGGTATGTACATACTAGAAGATGTGTGGATTATTATTATCACAAAAAAGAGTTTCCGAAGATAAAAGAATATGAGTCAGATCCAATAAGAAAGGAAGCTAAAAAATGGTGGGCTATACAACATAAGTATGGGATTGACAAGGATGAATGGTATTGGATGTTGAAAGAACAGGCTTTTCGATGTAAGATATGTACAAAAGTAATGAGTTTTGAATGGGCCTATGATCCAAGATGGAAAAGAATGAGAACAGAAATATGTGTAGATCATGACCATAAAACAGATAAAGTGAGAGGATTGTTGTGTCAATCCTGTAATACTCTTATAGGACAAGCCAAAGATGATGTGTCTATATTGAATTCAGCGATAGTATACCTAGAGGAATATGGGAAATGAATGAAGAACTATTAAAAATTTATGAAGATAATGTAAATGAATATGGGTTGCCAGTATTCGATTTATTTACTTGGCAAAACTTAAATACAAAATATGTCGATACAGACACTTCTTTGCCCATGTCCAAACGGGCGAAAGTCATGATCGATACTATGATTCATTTCTTTGAAAAACACCACCCCAAATTTCCATTCAGGGAATTTGATATGCACGAAGTTAGACAAAGCTTTTATAAATTGTGCAATCTCAATCTAAAAGATAATATTTTCCCAAAAGAAAAGTGTAAAACAGTCCATGAAAAATATGATGACTATGTAGGTAATTTTCCAGAATGGGGAATAGGAATTTTAAATTTTAGTGCAATTTTTAATACCATTTCTGATGCGTTCATGAATCGTGAACGAATGAAATGTAGTTATGATCGTTCACCAAGTCCAATTACAATGTGGAATGATCAAACAGATTTGAAACAAATACTTTCACCAATATGGAGACTTCATCCGGATTGTGGAATGCCCCTCAAGAATAATTTGTACATTGAGGGTGTTCGAGTTGGAGCATATTTTGCGACACAATTCAAACCATCAGTAGCTAAAGCTTTTTATGATTTTACTAAA